GTGCCCTGGTACACGTCGACCTTGAGGCTGTAGGCCAGCAGGCGGGCGCGGCGCTCTTCTGCCTTGAGCTTGTCCCGCTCGCGCTGCTCCCGCTTGCGCTCTGTGGCTGACTTGGCCATGGCTTACTCAGCCGGATGCAGCTGGATTTCCTCCTGCTGGCGCCAGGTGTCGGCACAGGGGAGGGCGTGGACGGTTTCGAACACCGGCAGGCCAAGGCGGCGGGCTTCGTGAATCTCTGCCGCGGTACCGTCTGAGTGCTCCCAGCCGGGGGCCAGCACTACGGCGTCACAGCGGCGCATCAGCTCCATGGTGGCGCCCAGCCAGAATTGATCGCCAAGCTGCGGGTCTGCCAGGTCGAGGTGACCGGTATTGGCGTGCGGTACCAGCGGTGACCAGCCCTTGCGGGCGACCTGCAGGCCAACCTGTCTGGCGCTCTGAATGTTCAGCTCAATACCGGTGCGCGTTGTGCTGCGGTAGGGGCCGGCCACGTAGGCGACCGGCATTTTCTGGTGTGACATGTTGGTACCTATGGAAGGGGGTGAGAGACAAGGGCCTGTGCTGCTATCACCAGCGCCCAGAAAGCGATGAAGTGGGCCGCGTCTGCGGCACGGCTGCGCATCAGCTGGCGCTGGCGTGGCTGCCCTGCATCATGTTGGCCATGGCTGCGGTCATCACGATGGCGGCCGCCTGTTCGCGTTTGAGCTCACGCTTGCGGGTGCGCACGGCAGCATCCACCTGGCGCTCTACGCCCTGGACCTCGAAGGGCGCCATGATGCGGTGCTGGCGCAGGTACTCGGTGTCCTTGGAGGCCAGCCCCTGCAGCGTGTCGAGCGCTGCCAGCGTTGGCGCGGTCAGGATCATCATCAGCCGGAACTTCATGAACTTGAGGCCTTGGTCCTTGGTGATCATGGGGTGTCTCCTTACACGTAGTCGAAGGGGTTGAAGAACGGGTCATCACGGCGGGCGCCGCCTTTGATGCGCGCCAGGCCGCCGCGCGGGTTGCGGGGTGCGCGCTCCTGGTGGTTGTCGGGGGAGCTGTTGACCACCACGCAGCAGATAGCCAGGAAGATGGCGAGCGGGGCGATGATGGCGCGGCGCATGGCCTCGGCCACCAGCTGGGCGCGGCGGTGGGCGCCCAGCTTGAACATGGCGCTCATGATTCGCTTGCGCACGCTGTCCGGTGCCAGGCCGGCCTCCCGGGCGATCTCTTTGTCGGTCTTGCCCTCGGCAACGCGCAGGGTGAACTCCAGTTCGCGCTTGCTGAGCAGGCCGGTGCAGCCCTGCCAGTGTTCGCTGGTGAGTGTGTGCATGTGGTGCGCTCCGTGCGATGAATGCCCACAGGCATGCGCTGGCATGCTTCTGGGCACTGGAAGAAGGGGAAAAAGAACCCGCCATGTAGGAACGTCATGATGCGAGTAGCATCGGGGTGCGGACTGGCTATTGCTGCAGGTGTCTGTTTGCGGCTACCGGTGCCACCCGGCAATTTGTGCACTCGGCCTCAGCAACTACTCAGCACGCACTCCGATGCCCAGCAGATATACCGCTGCTGGGGCCGGTACCAGGTCACGCGGGAGGATGTTCAAGCGTAGGACTCCGCGCCCTGACTGCCGGTGATATATGCCCCTCCGCCGGCTGGGGTCGTCGTGCTCAATCGTCATCTGGTTCCCAGCCCTTCACTGCGTAGGCGAAGTCAGACCAGCGCTTGCGCTCGTCTTCGCTGCTTTCGCTCCAGCTACCAGCAATGTCTCGCTCAACAACCTTACCAGCTCGGAAAAGCAGCTTTCCGCAGTTCGACCCAATGTCTTCGTCTGCATACTCGACTGCGATGTCGTAGTCAGGGAATCTCTCAGAGAGCGCCATGATTACAGGTTCCGGGAACGACCAGGCGGTATCGAAACTTGCTATCCCTGCAGCTGCGTCAACGACGCTCTGGTATGCGTTCCACTTGGTGCCCCACTTCTCGCGAGCAAAGTCCATCTGGTGGAAGAAGCCAGTTGAGCGGTGATTGCGCAGCATCTGAACGAACTGCTCAAACTCGTCGTTGCTGAGGGCTTTGATGTCAGCGCGATCGCGCGCGGCGAGCTGTAGTGATGCAAGGAGCGGGTTCTCGCTGACCGGGGCGCCAACTACCTTCTCGGCAAGGTTTTCAGCCGAACCGCTTACCCCATTCCAATCGAACTTGCCCGGATACGGGATCAGCGTTTCGAAGTCGATACGGTTGTCGCTAACCAGAGCCTGAATGACATGCTCTGGCGCCTTGATGCGTGTAGTTACGTGGTTGGGCATTGCCATTCTCCTGTTGGTGTTTCCCGGATGGCCCTGTTGCCAAGGCCATCGAGGAAATCTGCTCTCCATCACTCGCGTCGCCGGATTCGTATCTCTGGCCGCGTCACCTGCTGGGTTCTTCGCGGCTGGCTTGAATGACTTCGCTGCCTCGCATGTGGGAGACAGGCCAGTTCCAGAGCTGGCGTGGAAGGTGAAGTTTCTATTGCGCTCTGTACCCTTGCGGGGATCACCTTGCGCAGATCCTGATCTGTTAAAGAGCGGCGGGTCTGGCCCTGGCCGTTGGTGCTGGCTTGGGAGTCATTAAACACCGTGTTTATTTTCCGGTCAACACAAAATGTTTATTTTGTTTATTTTTTGGGGGGGTGGTTTCTTTCAGGCAAAAGAAAACCCGCCGAAGCGGGCTGGGGGAGGGCACAAAAAAGCCCGCTCGGGGCGGGCTTGGGGTGGCGAGCTATTGCTAGCTGCGGGGCAACTGAGGAGGGTTGAACATGCCCGCGATCATCTGCGCTTCGTTTCGTCCGCCAGCCAGCAAGTTGCTCTTTTTCAGAATGTAGGCCGGGAACTTGGTCGGCAAGTAAGTGCTTTTGAACCATGCCCGGAAAGTCGGTAGGGCTGCATCAGGATACGCATAGGGGCGCTGCGGGTTGCTCATCGCTTGGGGATAGTAGTCCGGGTAGTTGTGCTCGTATTCTCGGCGGTCCCCGAATTGTTCAGCCAGTCCGTTGTCTTTCCAAAATCGCGCCCAGTGCTGACCAACGCTGATGTCCGGTACGGTTTTGTGATTAACCGTGAGGTCGGCATTTATAAGGTCTACAACCATGCCGGTGATTTCACGAAAAATAGTGAAATAACCGTCCGGTGCGCTGTCTTTGAGCATGGATACGCGATCGTTGTGGTACCGCCATTTATCCGCAGGGGTGTAATTGAGGGAGTCATAGATAAACCGTTGCAAGCCGTAGCTGGCAAACCTGCGGTACGTCTCAATGGCTTGTTGGCTGGGGGATCGACTTTCAAAAGCGTAGTATTCGATAATCGCAGTGCAAACAACGTCTGGATAAGCGTAGTGCGAGGTTCCGTCCCGAACGGTTTCTATGTAGAGGGAAGGCTCGGTGTAACCGCGCTCGAAAAGGTAGTTCCGTATGAAAGAGATCCTATCCTTGGTGAGAACGCCATCATTAAAGTGATCTATCCATTCCTGGCTTAAGTCCTGAATGGCGCTACGTGGCGCTCCTGCCGCTAGAGCGAGTCCGCGCTGGGTAAGAAAAGGAATACCGTTCTCGAGAACGCCCATTTCAATACCGTTAACGTCGCGCTGAACCTCAACGCCAAGATCTAGGGCTATCTGTTTAGGGGTGGCAGCCGCGCCCGACGTATTCATATCTAACTCCTTGATATTTAATGTAATATTGGTGGCCTCTAATAGATTGATGGCCTGCCATCTCGCAATGTCTTCCAACTCTCACTCGTCACGCATACGATTTCACGATCGAAGCCAACAGCAGCACCACTACCACCAGCAACAGGCCTTCTAGCAGCTGGCGCCGTGCCCAGCGTCTACCCTCAAACAGGGCCTGCCAGAAGCGGAAGCCAAACATCAGAAGGCTTCGCGCTTCGGAATAACGGCACTGCATGTGGTCGCATTGCTGTTTGCTGCGACGGTCATCGCGGGGCGGTTCCGACTGAGTTGATTGAGGATTCGCTGATTGCCCATTGCCGCATTAGCCTCCACGCGCATGTATCAGGTGTGCGCCTAGAAGAACGCAGCACCCCAGAAGACGCGGCCAATAATGTGAATTTCGTGCTCTTGCAACTGCTCCAGGGAATACTCTTCGTCAGCGTGCTCGTCTCGATTATAGCTTCGCACCCTGAGCCCTCCGCCCGGCAATCGGTAGAGCAGCTTTACTCTCAGCTGTCCGGCATGGCTGAGCGCGTAAATCTTGCCGTCAACCACGGACTTGTCGACGGTGTTAACCGCGACCGTAGCTCCGTCCAGTAGCACCGGCTCCATGCTGTTGCCCCGTATTGTTACGGCAACGGCGTGTTCAGCCTGAACACCTTTCTTCTTCAGCGACATTTTCCCAAACCTTAGCTTTCTATCGCTGCTTGGCTCGACTGCTGTTCGACCTGTTCCTGCGGCCAATTCCACCTCCTTGAGAAATGGCAGAGAGACGGTATCCGCATCTAGCGGTGTTTCGTCGTCCCACTCTTCTACCACACCAGCCAGCTCTGCTTGAGCATGGGATTCGTGCCGCTGCTGAGCTATCTCCTCAGGCCCGTGACCGTCCAGCAGCCATTCCATATTCAAGCCAAGTTTTTTACAGACTTCCCTATGCCTGTTCGCCGGCACTCCGCGATCGAGCCAGTTGTTCACGTTCTGCGGGGCGACACCCATCACCGATGCGAAGTCGGTGAATTTCCAGCCGTTCTTTTGCAGGTACGCCCTGAGGCGCTCCCCGGAATGCTTGTGTAAGTCCATAAACAAGGAGTTTACGGGGCTTGCCGCGCCCGTTAAATAAACGTATTGTTGATCCATGTTTATCACCAGTAAACGGAAGTTTTATGAAAAAGACTCCGCTTGAAGAGGCTATTTACGCCGTTGGTTCTGCGCGAGCGCTGGCCGAGCGTATCGGCGTTACCTCGATGGCAATCACGCAGTGGAAGAGGCGGGGCGTTCCTGCGCATCGCGTTCATTCGATTGTCGCGGCTTGCTCTGGAGCCGTTTCCGCCCAAGACCTTCGGCCTGACATCTTCCGTGCGGCGATGACGACCTGACCACGACTACATGGTGCCGCATGCGGACGGGTGCGTTAAGCGCACTGAAAGTGCTGGTTTTTCATACAGGCAATAAAAAACCCCGGCATTGATGGGTGGGGACCCTGCCGGGGCTTCGAGAGAGAGGACATTATGGCTACAGACGTGATGTTGAGCAATACCGGTGCGGCGCTGACGATGAGTAGTGCCGAGATTGCCGAGCTACTGGGCGCGCGCCACGACAATGTGCGCCGGACTATCCAGCGGCTGGCGCTGAAGAAGGTTATCCCTTTACCTCCAGCGGAGGAAAAGCCCGCCACAGGCGGCCGCCCTGGGTTGCTGTACCACGTGAGCAAGCGTGACAGTTATGTGGTGGTGGCGCAGATGTCGCCGGAGTTCACGGCGCGCCTGGTTGACCGCTGGCAGGAACTGGAAGACCAGCAGGCCGCCCGCCCTGCAATCCCCCAATCACTACCGGAAGCACTGCGACTGGCTGCTGACCTGGCAGAGCAGAATGGCGCGCTGCGGGCTGTGGTTGCGGAGCAGCGCCCGAAAATAGAGGCGCTGGGGCGCATCGCTGAGAGCAGCGGCACGCTGTGCCTGACCGATGCCGCCAAGCACCTCAATGTGCAGAGAAAGTGGCTGCTCGGCTGGATGCGCGATAACCGCTGGATCTATCGACGCGAAGGTTCGGCGCGCTGGCTGGCGTATGCGCCGCGGCTGTCTTCCGGGCTGCTTGAACACAAGGTAACGGTGATTGGCCTGGATGATGAGCAGCAGGACCGCTTGGCGTCACAGGTGCGTGTCACGCCGAAGGGTTTGACGGTGCTGGCGCAAAAGCTGGGCGGTGCTCCCCGATGAGCACGATGATCATGAGCCAGTGCTGGCCTATCCAAGGGCTCAGCGCGACCCAGAAGGCGGTGCTGATCAGCTTGGCGGACAATGCGAACGACGAGGGCGTCTGCTGGCCGTCTATTGCGAGCATTTCAGAGCGTACTTGCCTGTCTGAGCGCGCCGTTAGGGCGTCTCTGCGCAAGCTGGAGGATATGCGGCTGCTGGCGAGCCATCAGCGGTCTGGAAGATCGACCTGGTACACGGTCCTTCCTGAAGGATTCAACCCCGGCACCTCATGCCCCCCTGCACCAGATGCACCCCGGCACGACGTGCCCCCCACCCCGGCGCCAGATGCCGGACACCCCGGCACGACGTGCCCCCAGAACCGTAAGGGAACCGTAAAGGAACCGTCACTCTCTGCGCAGCCCGACAAAAACTCACGTTCGACAGCCTCTCGGTTTGGCTTGACGCAGCTGTTGGCTGATAACCCCCACGGTGCTTCGGAGCAGGTGCTGTCCGACTGGCTGACCTGCCGACAGCGGATGCGGGCACCTGTGACCAGCACGGTGTGGGGCAGGGTGAATGCTGAGCTGGAGCGGTGCGCGGCTGTTGGGATCACTGCTGACGAGGCGCTTGGCGAAGCGCAGGAGGCTGGCTGGCGCGGGTTCAAGTGCGACTGGGTAGTTAATCGCCTGCAGAGGGTAGGGGGGCGCAGTGCTCCCGGCGCGGGCTCTGGACCTGACTTTGACGATAAAACTTGGGCAGACGACATGGGGGACCTGTGATGCGAGAGACCAAAGATCTGATAACCAGTGCGATGAGCGCCCCAGCTCAGCCTGCCCCCAAGGCTGCGCGCAAGCTGGACCCGGCGACTGTCGATGTGGTCAACGACCTGTTCATCGAGCTGCAGGCGATCTTCCCGGCTTGGCGCCGCGCTTGGCCTGACGACAAGTCCCTGGCGGCGGCAAAGCGCAGTTGGGTGAGGGCCTTTGTTGCATCCCGCATCGACCGTATCGAGCAGATCCGCTTCGGGCTGGCGCAGTGCCGCCTGAGCGGTAGCGACTTCGCCCCGAGCGTTGGCCGCTTCATCGAGTGGTGCGCGCCCACACCGGAGCAGCTTGGTTTGCCCGCGACTCGCGATGCATATCGTGAGGCCTGTCGAATCGCTCACCCGACCGCGTCGGCGGATGGTGTTCATGCTGCGGTGTACCACGCAGCCACCGAGGTCGGCTTCTGGGAACTGGCAAATCTGCCTGAACAGAAGAGCTACAAGCTGTTTGAGCGGGTATATGGCGCTGTGGTGCAGATGGTGTTGGATTGCAAGCCGCTGCGCGAGGTGCCAAAGGCGCTGCCGCCGTCAGTGAGTGTATGCACCCCGGAGGTTGGTCGCGCCGCGCTGGCCGGGTTGCGGTCATCGTTGGGCGGGGTGCGGGCATGAGCACGATAGATATCAAAACGTCTGAGCTTCATGGAGTGGCTCTGGACTGGGCGGTTTTCTGCGCTCGATACCCTGGAATTCAGCCCACTATTTGCGTCCAAGACGCACGGGAATACCAGGCAAGGGAGGGAGCAACTCCGATCCTTTTCCCGCGCTCAGTAACTCTGACATATCAGGGCGCCTATGGGTCGCGAAACCACTGGTCGCCATCCACTGATTGGGCGGTTTGCGGGCCAATGATCCATGCCTGCGCCATTGAGCTATCGCCTGGCGACGGATGGCAGTCTGATGGCGGTGGGTGCTGGGGCGCCTTGATGATTACTGATAAAGCTGAGGCGAATTGTAGTTTCGTCACCGCTGATGGCGAGACCCCGCAGATTGCCGCGTGCCGCGCCTTCGTAGCTGCAAAGCTGGGCGATACCGTGAGCGTGCCTTCGGAGCTGCTGTCGTGAGCCGCCTGTTCCGCTTTCGGCTGGCAGATGGCACTGCTGGCAGCACGATCTATCCCGAGCCCGTCAGCCTGGAGCAGGTCCAATCAGACTGCGTCGACCGTTTCGGTGCGCATCGGCTGGCGGAGGTGACCTTTGGCTGAAGCGAAGGGAATGAGGGCGGTTGGGGATGTTGTTTGCTGGTGGTTATCGCGCATCGAGGGCGACAAGGCGCGGTCGGAGAAGTACCGCCGCAGCATGGGCAGCCTGATGCGTAAACACGTGCTGCCGCGCGTGGGCAAGGTGCCGCTGCGGAAGATCGACCGGGTGCTGTTGGATGACAAGCTGGTGTTCCCGATGCACCAGGAGCTGGCGCCGCGCTCGGTGCAGAAGGCCCTTCAGGCGCTGGGGCAGGCGTTCCGCATGGCCGAGGGGCAGGGGCGCATCGCCTCAAACCCGCTGGCCGGGGTCACGTTCCGGGACTTCTACAAGGGCAAGCTGAGACCGAAGCCTGCGGCGCTGTCGCGCGTTGACCTGCAGGAGCTGGTGCCGCACCTGGTGGCGGCGTTTCGGGCTGACCCGGCGAAGGGAATGTTGCCGCTGATGATGCTGGCGCATGGCACCCGGATATCCGAGACGCTGCAGGCCCGGTGGTCGCACGTGTCGCTGGATGAGCGGGTGTGGGTGATTCCTGAATCGAACACCAAGAGCCGGCGCGAGCATGTGTTGCCACTGACCCCGCAGGTGCTGGCGCTGCTGCAGCGGTACCGGGAGGCACTGCCAGACCCACGCCTCAAGGCGGCATGGCTGTTCCCGGTGCGCGGTGGTGAGCGGATGGCAGACACCAGCGCCCATGCCCTGATGCGTCAGGTGAGCGGCCGGAGGTGGACAAGCCACGATCTGCGCAAGCTGATGCGCTCCAGCCTGGCCGACATTGGCGTTGACCACATGGTGGGCGAGCTGCTGATCAACCACACCCTTGGCGTGACTGCCGAAACCTACCTGACCCGCGATGCCATGGAGCGTCGACGGGAGGCGTTGGAGCGGTGGCATAACCGGCTGGATGAGCTGGGATTTGCCGAAGCGCACGGCGCAAAAGTGGCTGTTCCTGCATTTCTGCCAAATGGCGCAACCCCTGAGCAGGCGGGCGATTGCGCCGAATCCTGCGTTTCTACACGGAGAGGATGAAGATATGCGGAAACAGCCATCAGCTGTGACGAAAATGCAGGCGCTCGGACGCCTCAAGGTAGGCAAGCAGAACAAGACTGAGGCCGCGTATGACCGTCACTTGGCAGTGCTTCAGGCCGCTGGTGAGGTGGCTTGGTACAAGTTCGAAGGCATCAAGCTGCGGTTGGCTGACAACACCTTCTACTCGCCCGACTTCGCGGTGATGCGTTCAGATGGGCTGATGGAGATTCACGAGGTGAAGGGCCATTGGGTGGATGACGCCAGGGTGAAGATCAAGGTGGCTGCTGAGCTGTACCCCTTCGTGTTCATCGCCGTGAAGAGGAAGGGCACTGGCTGGGAGGTTGAGCGCTTTGACTGATCGCGTCGAGTGGGAGCGGGTCGAGACGGGGCTTGATCTATGGGAGACCTGCGACGGATACCGTCGCACGGTTGAGGTAATGCGGGGTGAGCGGGTGTTTGTGGTCAATGGGCCAGGTGGTGCGCTGCTGTTCACCAGCCCAGACCCTGATCAGTTGGACAAGTGCGTGGCTATCCATCGTAAGGAGCAAGCGTGACAAGTCGGCGTGACATGGTGGAGCCGGAAGTGTGCAAGGCATGCAACGGCAAAGGCACAACGATGGGCATTTTCCATCAGTTGGACTGCATTGCCTGCGATGGCATCGGCTGGCTGCCGGTGGCGGGACAGGATCTGGCCCAGCAACTCGGGCGGCAGCTGACCCGGCAGATTGCTCGGGCCAACATCCTGCAGGCGCTGGTGCAGTCCCGCGGCGGTGCCCAGGGTGCAGAGCGTGATTATCAGCCCAGCCGGCGCGATGGCGTGCTCGGCCACTACACGGGGGATTGATCCATGATCTACAGAGACGCAGGGCACTGCATTGCGCGAGTGATGTCGATCGAGACCAACGACGGCACGGCAAAGGCGGGTTGGCAGATGCGGTATCAGTCGGGCTGGCCTGAAATGCGTTCTGGCTCCGACCTTACTGCTGACGAGCGCTTGACGCAGGACTGCATTGCACGAGCCATCCTGCACCGGTACCTGGACGCCACGCTGTGGCATGCGATGGTTGCCAAGTATTCGATCAATGACCTTGAGGTGGCTGAGTCGGTGCGCTGGCTGATCCCTCGGGTGGCGAGCCCCGCGCCGCATCTGTTCAAGATGAAGTGCGTGACGTGCTGGGCTGTGCCTCGACGCCTGCCATCGGCATTCTATGAGGTCCAGTCATGGGATTCTGACGGAACACCCGATGGAACCCTGCGCCGCTGGAAGTCGCTGACGCAGCGCTGGCTGAACGAGCAGATTGATGCAGCGCATAAGCAGGTTGATGCGGTTATGCGGCAGCATGGGCTGATGGTTGCCGAGGCGGCGTGATAGGTTGCAAATAAGGTTTGCAATTAAGCGAACAAGCGAACAATATATTCCCAATCTGCGGTTTTGCCGCTCTGAAGAACCCGTCCACTGAGGCGGGTTTTTTTGTGCCTGAAATTCACTGACCACGGACGGCTCACCAGCGGGCCCAGCCCGGGACACCACCACCATGAGGAATCACCAGATGAGCGAGCCGGCATCCACGGCGCTTGGCGGCTTCGCGCTGACCAAGGTCGCCGGCTTCCTGTTTGGCGCCACCTTCGCGGCCATCGTTGTCATGGCTATGACTCAGCCGAAAAGTACCCGGGAATGGGTAGTGGCGCTGATCTGTACCGTTTTCGCGTCGGTATGTGGCGGCGCAGGCGTTGTCCAGTGGCTCGACCTGCACGCATGGGCTGATCAGTTCGAGGGCATGGTTGCCCTGATCGGGCTGTGTTTCGTGTGCGGGTTGCCTGCTTGGGTGTTCGTGCGCGCTTGGTTCGCCTATGCCGACAAGCGTCAGCAGATGACCCTGCTGGACATGATCAAAGAGATACGTGAGGCGATTGGGCGCTGATGGCTTGCTCTGCATGCGAGCGCAGGCGCGCATGGATGGTTAAGTGGTCACGCATTGCATGGGAGAGAGCGCATGGAGTCAAACAAAAGCCTGCTGGTAGTAAAGACTCAGCAGTCCCTGAGTCTAGAGCAGATGGCAAAGATGAAGGAGATGATAGGGCCTCTCGCTGAGCGCTGCGGCTGCGAGGTGCTGATTGCAGATGAAAACTTTGACGCCAGCATCCACTCCGATATTCGTCCACTGCTTAAGGCTCAGCTTGAAGCGCAGCGCAAGACCAATGAGCTGCTGCTGACCCTGATCGAAGCATTAGGCGAAGACCAGGGAGTTGACGAAGACAGCATCCCCGCATTCCACCTTGATGGAACGCCTGCATAGCATGGGCAGGCTCACCACTGTCAAGCCGCGGGTGCAGATGACCCAGGGTCGGCAGATGGCGGTAGCTGACTGTGAGAGCTGGCGTTCAGGCAAGACCACTGCAGAGCGCGGGTATGGTGGGAAGTGGCAGAGAGAGCGTGAGCGGTTCCTGTTCAAGCATCCACTGTGCTGCTACTGCCAGGCCAAGGGTATCGCCACTGCCGCCACTGTAGTCGACCACAAGATTCCACACAGAGGCGACCAGTCGCTGTTCTGGGATCAGAAGAACTGGCAACCGCTGTGCAAGACGTGCCACGACTCGGACAAGCAGGCCGAAGAGCGCGGCGAACGCGAGCCGCGGTGGTAGGGGGGGTATGCGGAATGTTCAGAAGGCCTTCGCTACCTGACCGCGCCCAACCCCATTTGCAGATTTTTTCCAATTTTGAAGGTATTTGTTAATGGCGCTCACAACCAAGCAGCGCCGATTTGCCGAAGCAAAGGCAGCCGGCGCAAGTAACAGAGAGGCCGCCGAGGCCGCTGGATACGCGGCTCCGTCAGCTTCTGCGGCCGGTTCTCGGCTCGCAAAGCACCCCGACGTGGAGGCTTTGGTCGAAATGTTAAAAGTCTCCGCCCTGGTTAACGCCGACATCGGCGATAAAGCGGCGGGAGAGTCTGGGGGTGAACTGCCGGATGGCGGTGGTGAGTTTCTCGACACGCTGCCTCAGACAGACGACCCGCTGGTCTGGCTGGTTGCCCTGATGAACGAGCCGAGGGCGAAAATCTTCGACCGCCGTAATGCCGCTCAGAAAGCTGTCGACTACTACCACAGCAAAAAGGGTGACAGCGGCAAGAAGGGTGAGAAGCAAGCGGCAGCTCAGAAGGCGAGCGGCGGCAGATTTGGCGCTGCACCGCCCCCGTTGCATGCGGTCAAGTAAGTGGACTGGTCTACAGCCTGTCCAGACTGGGCCGAAAGGCTCAAGAACGGACAGACGATCATTCCGCCGCCGATCTTCCAGGAAGAGGCGGACCGTGCGCTCGACATATTCAAGCAGCTACGCGTTGTCGATCTGCCCGGCAAGCCGACGTTCGGCGAGTGTTCGGACCAGTGGGTTTTCGATTTTGTGGGCGCCATCTTCGGCGCCTACGATTCTGAGACCGGAAATCAGCTGATCCGTGAGTTTTATCTGCTGATCAGCAAGAAGAACACCAAGTCGACCATTGCCGCGGGCATCATGCTGACCGCGCTGATTTTGTGTTGGCGCGAAGAGGAAGAGCATCTGATCCTGGCGCCGACCAAAGAAGTCGCCGACAACAGCTACAAGCCGGCGGCGGGGATGGTGCGGGCGGACGATGAGCTGTCCGACATGTTCCATATCCAGGACCATATCCGGACCATCAGCCATAGGGTTAATCGCAACAGCCTGAAGGTTGTTGCTGCCGACACAGACACTGTATCCGGCAAGAAGTCTGGCCGGGTGATGATCGATGAGCACTGGGTGTTCGGGTCAAAGCCCACCGCTGATGCCATGTTCATGGAGGCTACCGGCGGTCAGGTGTCGCGCAATGAAGGCTGGGTGATCTACCTCACCACTCAGAGCGAGAAGCCGCCGGCCGGCGTCTTCAAGGAGAAGCTGCAGTATTACCGCGATGTGCGCGACGGCATCATTGTCGACCGCAGATCGCTCGGGGTGCTGTATGAGTTCCCGGAAGCGATGGTTAAGGCTAAGTCCTACATGGACCCCGCCAACTTCCATTTCACAAACCCGAACCTTGGCCGCTCAGTCAGCAGGGAGTGGCTGGAAGACCAGCTGCGAAAGAGAAAGGATAAAACAGACGGATCGCTGCAGGTATTCCTGGCCAAGCACCTCAACGTAGAGATCGGGCTGGCTCTGCGCTCTGATCGCTGGGCTGGTGCTGAGTTCTGGGAAGACCAGGTCGAGCCGTGCACGCTCGACCAGCTGCTGGAGCGCAGCGAGGTAGTTGACCTTGGAGTCGACGGCGGCGGCCTTGATGACCTTCTGGGGCTTTACGCCGTAGGCCGGGAAAAGGATACGGGCCGAAAGTTGGGATGGGGATATGCCTGGGCGCACCCATCAGTGCTCAAGCGCCGGCAGGATATCGCCCCAGCCCTGCAGGACTTTGCAAACGACGGACACCTGACACTGGTTGAGCGTGTTGGCGAGGATGTCGAAGAGCTGGCCGACATCTGCGAGCAGGTTCACGACGCTGGACTGCTCGACAAGATCGGCTGTGACCCGGTCGGGCTCGGCACCATTCTGGACAAGCTGGAAGAGCGCGGCATTCCCAGCGACAAGATTGTCGGCGTAAGCCAAGGCTGGAAGCTCGGCGGCGCTATCAAGACTGCCGAGCGTTGGCTGGCGGACGGCTCATTCGCCCCTGCAGAGCAACCATTGATGGCATGGTGCGTTGGCAACGCCCGGATCGAGAATCGCGCCAACTCAATACTCATTACCAAGCAGGCATCTGGCTCGTCGAAGATCGACCCGCTGATGGCCATGCTCAACGCGGTCACGCTGATGGCGCTTAACCCGCCAGCTGCAACCAAGAAATATCAAATGTTCGTGCTCGGCTAACGCCAGGCAGTAACCAACAAACCCGCTTCGGCGGGTTTTCTCGTTTCTGGAGGTCCGAATGGATCTGGAAAAGATGGCGGCCAGCACAACTCGCGTGCACAGCGTCGTGACTATCAAGTCGGTCGATGATGAGGCGCGTGAGTTCGTGGGCATCGCATCGACGCCAGCGACCGACCGCATGGATGACATCGTCGAGCCGTCGGGTGCCGAGTACAAGTTGCCGCTGGCGCTGCTGTGGCAGCACGACCGCATGCTGCCGGTAGGCACCATCCTTACCGCAAAGGCGACCAAGGCCGGTATCGAAGTTCGTGGAAGCATCCCCAAGGTCGATTCGCCGCAAGGGCTGGCTGCGCGACTGGAAGAGGCCTGGCAATCAGTCAAGCTTCAGTTGGTGCGGGGGCTTTCTATCGGCTTCCGCCCGCTGGAGTACAGCTTCATGGATAACGGCGGCATCCACTTCACCAAGTGGGAATGGCTGGAGTTATCCCTGGTGACCATCCCGGCAAACGCCGAGGCCACCATCACTTCTATCAAATCGTTCGACCGCGAACAGCTGGCCGCGTCAGGCAAGAGGCTGCCCACGGTTGTGCGCATTGGTAAACCTGCCGGCGCTTCGGCAAGCACCACTAAAACCTTCAAAGTACCGAAGCCCCAGGAGGGCAATCAGATGAATATTGAAGAGCAGATCAAGGGCTACAAAGAAGCCCGCGAAGCCAAGGCCGCCGAGATGGTTGCCATCATGGAAAAGTCCGCCGAAGCCGGCGAGACCCTGGACGCTGAGCAGGAAGAGCAATACGACACCCTGCAGGATGAGGTGGCAGCCATCGACAAGCATCTGGCGCGCCTCGAAGCGCTGGCCAAGACCAGCGTTGAAAAGGCCAAGCCGGTTGAGGATCGCAGCGGTATGCGCGATCGCGTTCCGGCCACCGCCAAGAAGCACGAGAACCTGGCCAAGGGTATCGAGTTTGCCCGCTACGTCATGTGCCTCGGTGCGGCGAAGGGCGACCTGCATACTGCCAAGTCGATCGCCGAAACCCGATTCCCTCAGTCTGAGCGTATTCATGCCACGCTGAAGGCGGCTGTGGCGGCCGGTACCACCACGGACGCCACCTGGGCGCTGCCGCTGGTTGAGTACAACCAGTTTGCCGGCGACTTTGTGGAATTTCTGCGCCCGCAGACAATTCTGGGCAAGTTTGGCATGAATGGTATTCCGTCTCTGCGCGCGATTCCGTTCAACGTGCATGTGCGCGGCCAGACTTCCGGCGGTGAGGGCTACTGGGTCGGCCAGGGGGCGCCCAAGCCGCTGACCAAGTTCGACTTCAGCGATGCGTACCTTGGCTACGCGAAGGTGGCCAACATTGCTGTATTGACCGAAGAGCTGATGCGCTTCAGTAATCCGAGCGCAGAAGCGCTGGTCCGCGACTCTTTGGCAGGCGCGCTCATCGCCCGTATGGATACTGACTTCGTTGATCCTGCCAAGACTGCCGCAGCCAACGTCTCGCCCGCGTCCATCACCAATGGCGTCACTCCGGTGGTTTCCAGCGGCACCGATGCTGATGCGATTCGCGTCGACGTCAAGGCTGCCATGAAGACCTTTATCGCCGCCAACATCACGCCTACTGGTGGCGTATGGATCATGTCGTCCAGCACAGCGCTGGACCTGTCCCTGATGCGCAATGCGCTGGGTCAGAAAGAGTTCCCGGACATCACCATGATGGGCGGCTCTTTCGAGGGTCTGCCGGTTATCACCTCCGAGTACGTTGGCGGCGACTCCAGCGGCAGCTACGTCATCCTGGCGAACGCCTCGGACATCTGGCTGGCTGATGACGGTAACGTCGTGGTGGATGCTTCTCGCGAAGCCTCTCTGCAGATGCTGGACAACCCCACCAACAACAGCGCCTCCGGCACTGCCACCAGCATGGTCTCGATGTTCCAGACCAACAGCGTGGCTATCCGCGCCGAACGCTGGATCAACTGGCAGAAGCGCCGTGCGTCTGCGGTTGCCCTGATCAGTGGCGTCAACTGGGGCGCGTAACGGCCCCGCAGGAATAGCCCGGTTCGCCGGGCTTTTCTTTAATTCCTTGGAGCTTTCCATGAGGAATATCGAACTGAAAGCGGTAAAGCGCTGTGGCGGCGTGCTGCCCGGCAAAGAATTCATGGCAAACAGCGTTGAAGCAAAAGCGCTGGTTGCTATTGGTCACGCTCAGTATCTGACGCGCGACATGGCCCGGCCAGTCAGCGGGCCTGAATACATCGTCTCCGACGCTGTTCGCAGCTTCGCGGAAGAAATGAAAGTCGACCTGGCGCGCGTGACGCCTACCGGCCAGGGCGGTCGCATCCTCAAGAAGGATGTTGAGGCGCTGGTTCAGGCACCAGCCGGTAACGATAAGGAATAACCATGAAAAAGGGTCTGGTTCGCAGCGCGAAGCAAGCTGCATTTGCGTTGGTGAGCGCTGTCGCATCGATCCTTTCGTCTCAGTTCACCTGGCTGATTCTTTTTGCGTTGAGCGGCGCCGCTGGAGTATCAGGCGGGATCTACATGCTGTATGGCGTTGGCTGGTCGCTTATTGCTGCTGGCGCATTCTCCATGCTGTTTTCGACCGTAATCTTCAGGGGCTTAGCGAATGGCTAACGTATTTTCGGCGTTGCGCAAAGCTGCCCAGCAGAAAACCTACATGGCACCGGTGGATAACCGTGGTGGGTGGTGGCCGTGGATTCGCGAGCCGTCCGCCGGCGCTTGGCAGAAGAACGAAGAGTGGTGTGCTGACACCGTTGCGGCATATCACGCCGTTTACGCCTGCATCACCCTGATTTCGGCTGACATCGGCAAGATGCCATTCCGCACTGTGCGCGAGGACGGCAACGGCATCTGGAATCAATTCAGCGCGCCAAAGTACGCTGTGCTCCGCAAGCCGAACCGCTATCAAAACCACATCCAGTTCAAGGAGTGGTGGATCACCTCAAAGCTGTTCAGGGGCAACACCTACGGGCTGAAAGAGCGTGCATCCAATGGCGACGTGAAGGCCATCTACGTGCTTGACCCTACACGTGTTCAGGTGCTTGTCTCCAGCGATGGCTCTGTCTACTACCAGCTCGGCCAGGACGAGCTAAACGGGCAGGAGCAGACCAGCGTTACAGTTCCTGCCAGCGAGATCATCCACGACCGCATGAACTGCCTTTTCCATCCGCTGGTTGGCGTGAGCCCCTTGTACGCTTCAGGCCTCGCCGCAAGCCAAGGTATGAAGATTCAGAAAGATTCGGACAAGTTCTTTTCCAATGGTGCAAACCCTGGTGGAGTTCTTACCGCGCCGGGCGCGATCAGTGATGAAACGGCAAAGCGCCTGAAGGCTCGCTGGGATGCTGACTACACCGGAAGCAACGCCGGCAAGGTCGCCGTGCTGGGCGATGGGCTGAAGTTCGAACCCATGCGTATGACTGCTGTTGACGCCCAGCTGATCCAGCAGCTGCGCTGGACTGCTGAGGTTGTTTGCTCAACATTTCACGTCCCGGCCTACAAGATTGGCGTCGGCGATATGCCGACCTATAACAACATCGACGCGCAGAACAAGGACTACTACAGCCAGTGCCTGCAATCGCTTATCGAGAACATGGAGCTATGCCTTGACGAGGGTCTGGAGTTTGAGCAGGGCGCCGGGGTTGAGCTAGACCTTGATGTCTTGTTCCGGATGGATAGCGCCACTCAGATCGAGACACTGAGCAGCGGCGTGTCTGGCAAGATCATGACGAATAACGAGGCGCGCAAACGCCTCAATCTTGGGCCTATTGTTGGTGGCGATACTGTCTACATGCAGCAGCAAGACTACTCAATGGCCGCTATCGCTGCACGTGACGCAATGGACCCGCTGGCAATTCAGCCTTCCACAAATCCCCCGTCGGCGCAGCCAGAGCCAACCGACGAAGAAGTCGACGACCAGGCGCGTGCTCTCGCTGCCTTTTTCCAGAAGGAGGTGACCAGTGCCCTCAATGCGTGAGCTTGAAGCCCAGGCAAGGGCCTTGGCCCCTATCATGGCCGGGATTGTTGCTGGCGTGCGTGATGAGCTGCGCAAAGAGTTCGCCGGCCAGCTGCAACAGCGCGATGACCACATTTCCGAGTTGCGGAAAGCCCTGGATGAGCGCCCTGATGTTGAGGTCATTGCCAATCAGGCTGCTGCATTGATTCGAGCCCCCGAGAACGGCAAGGACGCCGACCACGAAGTCATCAAGCAGATGGTCGCTGATGCGGTTGCCGCGCTGCCCGCACCAGAGCCGGGCGCGGCTGGAAAGAGCGTCTCTGTTGAAGACGTCGCCCCATTGATTGTTGATGAGGTGGCGAAAGTCGTCTCGGCGCTGCCGCCAGCCAAGGATGGCGAATCGGTGACCGTTGAAGACGTACAGCCAATGCTGTTGGAGCTGGTGAAGTCTGCCGTGGCAGAACTGCCGCCATCTCAGCCCGGCAAAGACGCTGATATGGACGAGATCAAGCGTCACCTTGACCAACTGGTGAAGAGCATTGAGCCAGATCCGGCGCCAAGCGCAGAAGAGGTGGCCGCTGTATTCGAGCGCCGATTCTCTGACCTTGCGCTATCTCTGGAGCGGCAAGCGCGCGACATTGTCGACAAGGCCGTTGATCGAATTCCAGTGCCGCAGGACGGAAGAGACGCCCTTGAAATTGATGTCCTTCCCGCCATCAACGAAGAGCGCAGCTATAGCAAGGGTACTTTTGCAAGCCACAACGGCGGCATATGGATTGCCCGCCGCAAAACGCACGGGATGGATGGCTGGGAGTGTATCGTCAACGGCTGGGCGTCCACTGAGATCATCACATTCAGTGAGCGAGGTTTCGAGGTTTCGGTTACCGATGCAATGGGCAACAAGACTACCAAGCGGCTTGACGTTCCAGCGATGATTTATCGCGGCGTCTTCACGCCCGGCATGCATCATCCCGGTGACATGGTTACCTTTGGCGGGAGTCTCTGGCATTGCAACGAGCCAACCGACAAGAAGCCGGGCGAGCCAGGGTGTAAGGCGTGGACGCTGGCAGCGAAGCGCGGCCGCGACGGCAAAGACCTGCGCCCCAGCGCCTCTACTCATGACCCTGCTAAGGGAGTGAAGCTGCAATGATGTACGTCACGCTGGAGCAGGCCAAGCATCAACTTGAGATGGACCATGACGACGACGACATCCTGATCACCGGCTACGTCACCGCCGCATCCAAGGCCGTGAAAAACTACCTCAAATCAGCATCGCCGTTTGAGGTCGAGCGTGATGACCACGGTAACCCTGTGATCGACAGCAGCGGAGACCCAACCTACGTCACCGACAGCCAGGGTGCAATGGTAGTGGCTGCGGAAGTCGAGCAGGCCACGCTGCTGCTTGTCGGCTTCTTCTACAAAGACCGCGACAACAACGCAGACGGCGCATACGAGCAGGGCTATCTGCCCAAGCCGGTGACCGCGCTGCTGTACTCGTTGCGCGATCCGGCGCTGGCGTGAGGTGAGCATGGGGATCAAAGCCGGCCGCCTGCGCCACCGAGTTGCCATTCAATCCAAGGTTCCGTCTGGCCGAGACCCGAAAAGCGGTGCGCAGCTGTATGACTGGGAGACCGTGCCGGGCTGGGAGTCGGTGCCATGCGCTATCGAGCCGCTGAGCGTGAAGGACTTTATGGCGGCGCACGCCAACCAATCAGAGATTGTGGCGCGCATTACCCTGCGTCACCGGGAAGGGCTGCTGCCGACGATGCGGCTGGTACACAACGGCAAAATTTACAACCCGGCAGGGTTTCTGCCTGACCCCGACAGCGGCCTGGATTATGTAACCGCGCCCTGTTCGCAAGGCGTGAATGAGGGCTGACTATGTGGGAGGGGATGACGGTCGCCTGCATCGCCAGCGGCCCCAGCCTCACCGCTACCGATTGCGCACTGATAGAGCGGTCAGGCATGCCCGCCATCGCCGTGAACAGCAGTTGGCAACTGGCCCGGTTCGCCTGCGTTGTTTACGCCGCAGACCCGGCATGGTGGGATCACAACCAGCACCTGCTTGATGTTCCGGCAGAGCGCTGGTCGAGCTACCAGAGCGCAGACACAAAGTACGGCATCAATCGGCACAGAGTACCCAATCAGCCGCACAACAGCGGCATGCGGGCGATCCAGTTCGCCATAGAGCGCGGTGCGGCCAGAGTGCTTCTGCTTGGGTATGACTGTTCCGTGGAGCGCGGCACCCACTGGCATGGCGACCACCAGAGCACCAAGAACCCGGACGCCAAACGCTGCGCCATGTGGCAGCAGCAGTTCGCGCAGATCGACTGCAAGCAAGCAACCATCATCAACTGTTCACGGGAAACGACCCTGACCTGTTTCCCGCGCATGACCCTGGAGCAATCCCTGTGCTGAAAACCTTCTCTGGCCGCGCCCCGTCGCAGAACGAATACGAGCTGCGACGATTCATTGCCCTGCTGAGAGACCGTGGCGTGCGGCGCTATATCGAAGTCGGCAGCCGACACGGCGACACCTTTCACGAGGTGATGAGCAGTTTGCCGGCCGGCAGCTACGGCTGCGCAGTCGACCTGCCGGGCGGCCTCTGGGGCAAGCAGAAAACCGAGCAGACCCTTTTGGCCGTTGCCGAAGACCTGCGCGCCAAGGGCTACATCATTGATGTTGTGCTGGGCAACAGCACTCACGCTGACGTCATTGAGCGCATCCGCGGGCTCGGTAAGTTTGATGCCGCGCTGATCGATGGTGATCACACCTACAAGGGCGCCAAGCAGGACTGGGAAAACTACGCGCCCATGGCAAAGCTGGTGGCCTTTCACGACATCGTAGGGCAGGGCCTGCGCGAGAAGGTGCACGGCAACCCGGTAGAGGTGCCGCGCTTGTGGGCAGAGATTGCTACCACCAATGCGGGCTGCGTTGAGTTTGTAGACAGCGGCTCCAAGATGGGGATAGGCGTATGCACATCACACTGATTTCCAGCCCGCGCGCAGAACATCAGCTGGCCCACCAGGCCGCCCTGGCTGCAGGATTTGAAAAGCTGGGCTTTGACGTAACGCTCACCCATGGCCAAGCCGCCAGAACGCAGCATGTAGCCTGCTGGGGGTGGCGGCTTGGGCAGAAACTGCGTGCCGCCGGCCATGACGTGCTGGTCATTGAGCGCGGCTACCTAGGCGACCGGTTCGCCTGGACGTCTCTCGCCTGGAATGGACTCAACGGGCATGGTGAGTTTCCGGCAGCGCCCGTTGATGGCGGCGAGCGCTTCCGCCAGCACTTCAGCATGCAGCCTTGGAAGGAAGGTGGCGACTATGTCCTGTTGATGGGGCAGGTGCCCGGAGACGCCAGCTTGCAGGGTAAAGACCTCATGCCCTGGTATGAGCAGACCGCCGAGCGCGCCGCCGCTGCTTATGGGCTACCGGTTCAGTTTCGCTCGCACCCGCTCACCGCCCGCAAAGGCATCAAGCAGCAGCTGCGCATGGCCACCAACTCCCGCGGCACGCTCGCGGAGGATCTGGCCGGCGCTGCTGTCGCCATCTGCTACAACAGCAACTCAGCTGTGGATGCTGTGCTGGCAGGCGTGCCAACAGTAACCGCCGATGTTGGCGCCATGGCCTGGGACGTCACCGGCCACAAGCTGGGCGAGATTGCCAAGCCAGACCGAGAGCAGTGGGCGCATGACTTGGCCTGGAAGCAATGGACTCTCGCTGAGATCGAGAGCGGGGCAGCCCTGCGTGGGCTGGTTGGTCATGACTGATGCAGTGTCGGTGAACGTCGAAGGCCTGGCCGAAGTGCTGGGCAAGTTTGAGGCCATCGAGCACGACCTGAAGTACAAAGGCGGGCGCTTCGCCCTGCGCAAGGCAGCCCAGCTGGTACGGGACAAAGCCCGGCAGAACGCCGCGGCACTGGACGACCCAGAAACCGCTGCCAACATCGAGCGCAACATTGTAGAGCGCTGGTCCGGCAGGACTTTCAAGCGCACCGGCAACCTGATGTTTCGCGTAGGGGTCATGGGCGGCGCCGGCGGTAACGCAACGGCTGTCTCGCTTGATGGCCTGCCCGGCAAGGATACCCGGCACTGGCGATACAAGGAGTTCGGCACAAAAGACATTGCCGCCACGCCATTTATGCGCCGGGCTCTGGCCGACAACATCGCGGCAGCCATCAACGAGTTCTCAGCTCAGTACGACAAGAAGATGACGCGCGCCATCAAGGCGGCCAAGAAGAAGGCGGGCATCAAGTGATCGCACCAATTTACCCTGTCTGCGCCGCGTCGGCTGGTGTGCAGGCTGTGCTTGGCAGTCCGCCCAGGCTTTGGCCTTTTGGTGAGGTGCCTGAAGGCACTGCTTACCCTTATGCCGTTTGGCAGAGCATTGGCGGCAGCCCAGAGAACTACATCAACCAAACGCCAGACATGGACGGCTACAGCCTGCAGATAGACGTGTACGGCAACACCAGCGCGTCGGCAACGGAAGTAGCTCGCGTGCTGCGTGACGCCATCGAGCCGCACGCACACATCACCAGCTGGCTTGGCCAAAGCAAAGACCGCGACACCAACCTTTATCGCTACACCTTCGCCGTGGACTGGCTGGTCCCGCGCTGAAACGAGCAACCCCCAACCAACCCGCCTTGAGCGGGTTTTTTAATGCCTGAAAACCCGCAACAGGAGCACCACCAATGAGCAAGCTCACACAGGGCACCCAGATTTACTTCATCGACCCGGACACTGGCGAAGTGGTAGCCGTGGAGTGCGCCACCACTTTCACCCCCGGCGGTGCGCCGGCCGATCAGATTGAGGATACGTGCCTCGAATCGTTCGACCGCACCTACAAACCGGGCTTGCGCACGCCTGGCCAAGCGACTATCGGCCTCAATGCCGACCCGGAAAACGCGTCGCACATCCGCATGCATGAGCTGAGCGAAACCAATCCGCAGCCTGAGCTCAAGTGGGTGGTCGGCTGGTCTGACGGCACTGATGCGCCTACTGCCGACAGTTCTGGCGACTTTGTTCTGCCCGACACCCGCACCTGGTTCACGTACCAGGGCTACATCAGCGACTTTCCGTTCGACTTCCAGCAGAACGCTGTCGTCACCTCTACTGTGACCGTTCAGCGCACTGGTGGCTCCGCGTGGATTCCCAAAGCATGAATTTGACCATTGAGAACCTGCAAGCCGCCGGCGCCTTCACTGGCGCCCCGGTTAAAAAAGACATTGCCTGGAAGAACGATGAGGGCGTGGAGCTGCAAGCGACCGTCTTTGTTCGTCGTGTTGGGTACTCCGCCGCCTTGTCAGACCTGACAGCGGCGCGCTGCAAATCAGACCCGGTGGCGGGCCGTATCGCCTCCAGCATCTGCGACGCAGAGGGCAAAGCAGTTTTCACCCCCGGTGATATCACCGGGGAGGCTGACCCCGAGCGCGGCCCATTGCATCACGCCCTGGTTATGGAACTGATGCGTGTGATGGGTGAGGTTAACGGCGCGGGAAAGACGAAGAGCTGAGCGAGCTGGACGAGTTCTGGCATGAACTCGTCCTGTGCGGGGTGGGTGGCAGCACCATCGCTGAAGCCCAGCAGCGACTCGGCTATCAAGAAGCACTGCAGTGGATGCGCTACCGCAAGCTGCGCGGAAGTTTCAATCTGGGTATCAGGGTAGAGCGCGGCGCAGCCCAGCTGTCCATGCTGTACGTAAATGCGCATAGCAAGAATGGCAGTTACAAGATCTACGACTTCATGCCGCACATGGAAGAGCCGGCAATGACGCTGGAGCTTGCAATGGAGGCGTGGAAGTAGGCGCGAAGCTGCCAATCCGTGAATCGTATTAGCAAAGCTAAACCCCTTCGCTGGGTGCGAACAATGACCGACAAGCTGTCGCCGCCGCGCTTCTGGGCGCGATGGGCAATCGGATTTGTAGTGGCCGCAGGGTAACTGGCTGGCAATATTCTCCGGGATAGGGTGCTGGGGTAGCTTGATGACGGATAAAGCGACATCAAAGGTTGATTCCTACATACCCGGAAATCCGGGTATCTAGAAAAGGTTGGAATATCCCGTATTAAAGTTCGCCAGATGGGGTACCCACATTGTGGGTACCCCTGTCATCGTCATGATGGCTCTGGCTGATACGAATCTTAAATGCCTCAGATTCGAGGGATTTAGCCATTGAGGCAAAGCGGGATGTCCCCACTTTGAACACGAATACTGTTCGTGTTGGCGCCAGAGGGGTACTCACAATCTGAGTACCCCTAGTCGCGCTCTTGCGCTGCCGGAGGTCGGGACAAGAACACAACCAGCGTCTCTTCGCCATCTGACTCGGAGTAGTAACCGGCGGCATCAAGTTTGTCGAAGAGATCGCCGTAGACCTCGGACACTTCAGCGTCACCCATTGCGTCGAGCTGCAGGTCGTTGAACTCAACAACGGCCATGGTTTTGCCGTTGGCAATGGCGCGATTGATCGCACTGATAGTGCGGCTCTCAATCACTGCCGAAAGGCGCTGCCGGGCTGCGGCTGCAATCTGCCTTGCCTTGGCAGCCGGGATAAGGGTCTCAGGCAATTCGCTGGAGAATACGCTGGCCTCCAGTCTGCCGATGATCTCGGCGTTCATGGATTTGCTTGTTTCCTCCGCAAGGCTCGCCAGCCTCTCGTGGAGGTCTTTCGGCATGCGGAGGGTGATGCGGGTGTAGTTGTCTTGAGTAGCCATGCCGGAAGATTATCACCAGATTGGTGGAATATTTCATTTGACACTAATTTGGTGAAAGCCTATCTTGGTTATGCCACCAATTTGGTGATTAGGAGGATCTATGTCTGAGTACGTGAGAGCAACAACCCGGCTGCCGGTTGATGTAGCGGATTGGCTGAAGGTCAAGGCGAAAGAGCAGAGCCGTTCCATGAACGGGCAACTGGTAGAAGCGGTGCGCACGCTTATGCGCAAAGAGAAAGCCGAGCAGAAATAAGAAAGCCCCGACGAGGTGAGAGTCGTCAGGGCTTTGTATGCGAATCAATTTCGAGGTCAATTCACATGAGCAAGAATAGCACAGCAGTATCTAATGTCATCCCTTTCAAGTTTGAGGCTCGCGAGGCGCGCGAGATTCGCACCATGATGATCGACGATCAGCCGTGGTTCGTCGCATCCGATATCGCGAAAGCTTTGGAGTACCAGTCCGCTAAAGACATGACCCGCAATCTTGATGACGATGAGAGGGGTAGGCAGATTGTGCCCACCCCCTCTGGTGATCAGGAAATGACGATCATTAATGAATCTGGGCTGTACTCCGCAATCCTTCGTAGCCGGAAGCCTGCGGCGAAAGCCTTCAAGAAGTGGGTTACCTCCGAGGTGCTGCCGAGCATCCGCAAAACTGGCGCCTACATTCATCGGTCGGCAATGCGCCCATCCCTGACGAAAGAGCATTGGCGTGCAGCATCCGATGCAATGTACGCCCTGACCAGTTCATGGGTCTTCAGTGAGCGTGAGCGCGGCTGGATTTTTAATAACATGCGCGTGGTCTTTCAGGTTGCCCGAGTAGAGGATATTCCTGACGACCAGTATGAAACCCTGATGCAGCTGATAAAAAGCAAGGAGCAGTCAGTCAGCGACTTCCTTGGATTTGTAATGGAAGCGCGTGAATGGTTTGCAAAAGAGGTGCTTGGCAGTGGGCAGCCGTGGACCCCAAGCATCAAGGGCAAGCTGTCGCGGAAAATGAAGCGTCAGGTGATCTTGCCGCCTAAGGTAGACTGGATCGCCCTGGCGGCGGAGGTTGAAAGTGCGTCCACCATGAGTGCCAGCGCATGAACAGCGTTATCCCGTTCAACTATCAAGGCCAGCCGGTTCGCTTCAACGCTGACGGTTGGATCGATGCGGCTCCGGTCGCAAAGCGCTTTGGCAAAGAGCCAACTACGTGGTTACGCACTATCGAAACAGTTGAGTACATGAGCGCCCTAGCCGAGGCTCTATCTGGTAAAGGTGTCTCTGAGACAGATTTAGAAATACTGCGCTCAATGGAGGCCAGAGGTAAAGAAGCAAAAGCTCTCACGCTGAAACTAGCGAAAGAGACCGGGCTTGTTGTCACTAAGGCTGGTCGAGGCGGCGGCACCTGGCTTCACCCGAAGTTGGCCGTCGCTTTCGCGCGCTGGCTTGATCTGAAGTTCGCTGTCTGGTGCGACCTTCACATCGATGCCCTGCTGCACGGCGAGCTGAATGAGCGACAGCAGTTCGAGCGCGCCTGCAAGGCGCTGGATGACGCACGGAAAGTGGCTAGCTTGGGCGGAAAGGAATTGGCCGTGTGGCGCTGGCGAAAGCCCGGCCTCGAGTACCAGGTAGATCATTGGCGCCATCAGTTGCAGCTAACGCTCGGGCTTGATACCGGCTGACCTCGTTTGGCACCCCGCTGGGCCGGTGCTACATTCCACCTTGTTCATCAAGGAGGAATGCCATGCTCAAGCTTTTATTCGCGTCTTTTCTTGCCATTCTACTGATTGGCTGCGCGACCTACGGGAAACCGATAACTGATAGCCAGCTCGCTCAGGTAGAAGAGGGTCGATCGACTAAGGCAGAGGTTGTCGCGCTTTTCGGCGCGCCACTCGCGAGCACGCGCAACTCGGACGGCACAGAGGTGCTTTCGTGGGGATATTCGCACGTAGGCTTCGCCGGAACCAGCGCAAAGTCACAAGGGCTGAGCGTCATATTCGACCAGTCCGGTGTAGTTAAAAGTTATTCGGTTACTGGGATGCAGAGATAGCCTCTCGCACTGTAACAAACCCGCTTCGGCGGGTTTTTTTATGCCAGGAGAAAAGCATGGCGGGTAAAAGTCTCGGAACGCTCACGCTCGATTTGGTCGCTAAAACAGGCGGATTTACGGGGCCTATGGATAAGGCCGCCCGCCAGACCAAAAAGAACTCTGATCAGATGGCGAAGGCCGGCAAGGCCATCGGCATCGGTATTGCTGCTGGCGCCAGTGTGGCCGCCGCTGGGATGCTAGTGATGATCCAGCGCGAGCGTGAACTGATCGACCAGCAGGCGAAGACCGCGCAGCAGCTGGATACCACCTACGAAAGCATGGCCAACTTGCGTAGAGCTGGCGAGCTTGGCGGCGTTGGGTTTGAGAAGATCGAAACGGCCGGGCGAACCCTCAATACCAACATTGGCAAGGCGATTCAGGGCGTTACAGCACAAGCGGATGCTTTTGACCGCCTCGGGGTAAGCGCCCAGGACATTTATGACCTGCCGCTTGATGAGCGGATTGCCAAGATCAACCAGGCGCTCATCGACAATGTGCAGGCATCTGAGCGCGGGGCGGTTGCTGCGGACATCTTCGGCTCGCGCAACGCTGCCGCAATTCAACAGCTGGACCCCGGCACCATCGCTGAGGCGGCGCGCCAAGTCGAGATTTTCGGGCTCAACCTGTCAGATGTTGACGCTGCCAAGGTGGAGATGGCCAACGATGCTATGAGCACGTTTGGGTTGCTCACTGATGGCGTTGGTAAACAGCTTACAGTTCAGCTGGCCCCCATTCTCAAGGCGGTCGGCGACGAGTTCCTGCGCAGCGCGGAGGAGGCTGGCGGGCTGGGCCAGGTGGTGTCCGATGTGGTTGACTCGGCGGTACCGGCAATTGGGTTTGTTATCAGCGCGGCGGATGGCGTGGCCCGTGGCTTCAGCATCGCTGCTGATACCATCGTCGGCACCTTTGCGACCGCCGAGCTCTGGGTTAACAGGATCGGCGCCGACATTCTTGAAATGATCAGCCAGATTCCCGGTATCGATCTCTCTGTGAACGTCGAGTCTATGCGCGCTGACGCGCGGATTGCTGCCGGGGTTGCCGCAGAGGCGGCTGCCAGTATCCAGCAGTCTTTGCTTGAGCCGCTTGCTGGAGAGAAGTTTGAGCGCTTCATTCGTAATGCCGTGGACGCGGGCAACGAGGCAGCAAAGGCGGTGGTGCAGGGGCGTAATATCGCGCACGAAGGTGGAGAGGCCTTTGATGACGCAGCGGATTCGGCCAAGTCTGCAACTAAAGCAATCGCTGACCACATCGCACAGCTTGAACTACAGGTTGCAACGCTGGCGATGGATGAGAAGCAGACGGAGCTTTTCAAACTAGCCCTTGACGGCGCGACAGAGTCTCAGCTCGCGCACGCTGATGCGCTGCTCACCACGATCGGCAACTACGAAAAGCAGGCCGAAGCCCAGAAAGCTGCAGCTGATCAGTTGCAGCAAATCAACCAGCAAGCCCGTCAGATTCAGGACGCTCTCGCGACGGAAGAGGAGTCGATTCAGGCCTCTTATGAACGCCGGCGTGAGATCATCCTTAAGAACACTCAGGTCACCGGCCAAGCGCAGGCCGAACTTCTTCGGCGGCTTGAGGAAGAACGCGCCGAGAAGCTGCTTGAAATCAACGGTAGCTACTGGGAGCGATGGCTGGATGCGGCAGAAGACAGCCTCTCATCGTTTGACGACTTGACCGCCTCTGTCGTCGAGAACTTCAGCGGCCAGATGGGTGACGCCTTCGAGTCGATGATATTTGACGCCGAGACGCTGGAGCAGGCCTTCGCCGGCATTGCTGAGTCTATGCTGCGCTCAATTGTGAACGCCCTTGGACAGATGGCATCGCAGTGGCTGGCCTATCAGGCAGTTCAACTCCTTGTTGGGAAGACCACCCAGGCGTCGGGCGCCACAGCTCTTGCTGCCAACGCCCAGGCCTCTTCAATTCTTTCTGGTATCAACGCATTCTCCAGCACCGCAGCTATTCCCATAGTGGGCCCCGCGATGGCGCCTGGCGCAATGGCGGCTGCTCTTGCGGTCACCGAGCCAATGGCTGCAGCTGTTGCTGCTGCAGGCTTGGCCGGCATGGCCCACGACGGTATCGATAGCATTCCAGCGACAGGCAGCTGGTACCTGGAAAAAGGCGAGCGCGTCACCACCGCCGAGACCAGTGCGAAGTTGGATAGCGTGCTGGACGACATTAGAGGAAGCCGCGCGGGCCGGGGAGGTTCCGGCGAGGTGCACGTTGGCAATATCGATCTCAGCGGTATCAGGGATTCCAGAGAGGCCAGAAGGGCCGAGGCATCGGTGCGGAGGGCAGTTGCCCAAGGCGTAGCACAAGCACAGAGGTATCGCTGATGGGTGCGTTTCTTGAGGAGCGCCTGGACGTGTGCATGCGCGTGGGCGCAGAGGCTGAAGACAGCTACATGCTTGCGCCCAGCACCACGCAGGGCGGGGCGCGGTATGTGTGGCTGATCAACGGCAAGCCGTACCGAGAGTTTGATGTTGGATACATCAAGCGCGATAGCGAGCTGGCTGATTCCGTGGCCAGCCTGTATCACCGCAGCTACGGTGGCTTTGCCGGCTTCCGAGTGAAAAGCTGGGACGACTTCACCACCGCCAACGATGGCAAGAGTGCATTCACCGCTCTGGACTGCACCCTGGATGAAATCAGCCCCGGCCTTTACCAGCTGGTGAAGGAGTACGGGCGCGACAAGCCGGCACTGCCAGACATTGGCCGCCCGCGGCGCACGCTGTTTAAGCCCGTGCAAGGCCAATGGGCCATTGCCGTGGCGGGGCTGGTGCTGCCTGCAGCGCAGTATTCGGTCGACAGCACCACCGGCCAGGTGCAAATGGCGGCCAACAAGTCGCGCGCTATCACGGGCATCAGCCAGGCAGCGCAGGCTGTGCTGACGGTTGGAGCCAACACCTTTGCTGTCGGTGAGTCGGTTGTCATCAGCGCAGTGGTGGGCATGGCCCAGATCAACGGGCTGCGTGCGCTGATCACGGCCAGAACAACGACCACCATCACGGTGGACATCAACTCCAGCGCATTCGGCGCTTACGTCAGCGGCGGCACAGTGCAAACCAACCCCATCGCCGGGGAGGTGGTGACCGGTGGCTGCGAGTTTGATGTCCCGTGCGCGTTTGACTCTACGTTTCAGGTCACAGCCTTGGACCCGCGCCATCGCGAGGTAACAGGCCTGCGCCTGATCGAGCTGCTGGACCCCTGATAAGGCACCCCAATGAAATCACATGTTGCCGATTACCGGACGCGGACCTACTGCGCCCGGATCGAGCCCGTGGGCGATCAGCCGATCGTCAGGCTGACCAGCTACCCCGTGGCGCTGAAAATGAGCAATGGTGAGGTGTATCAGGCCACCAGCGGCTATGAGTTCAGCGGCATGGCGGCTACCTCCGATATGTCGGGCAGCGGCATTGACCTGGACGGCATCCTGCAGGCCGGGGCGATCACCCTGGATGATCTGCAGGTGGGTGCCTACGACAACGCCCGGGTCTACGTGTTTGCCACCAGCTGGGCCGCACCGGTTGAAGATGAAGAGCCGCTGGCTCTCATGTTCTTCGGCAAGGTGGACATCACCGACCACCGGTACCGCGTGCAGCTCATGAGCATGGCGGACGTGTTAAGCCAGAAGGTTGGCCGCAACTACTCGCCGTCGTGCCCCTGGACGCTGTTCGATCAGCATTTGGGCGGCAGCCTGATTGCCACCGATCGCAGCCGCTGCACCGGGCCGCGCGACAATCCGGACGGCCCCCAGTTAGCCGACTACCTGGTGACCGGCACCCTGACAGCGGTGGCCAGCCAGTACCAGTTCACCGACAGCGGCAGGGCAGAGGCTGACGACTGGTTCGGCTACGGTGAGATTCGCTTTACCACCGGCAACAACGCCGGGCTCAAGCCGACGCAGATCAAGGTGTTTGCCAGCGGCGTGTTCACCCTGCATGAGGCCCTGCCGTACCCGGCACAGGTGGGCGATGAGTACGAGGCCATTCCGGGCTGCCGCAAGCGCCGGCAGGACTGCCGCGACAAGTTCGACAACACGGTCAACTTCGGCGGCCAGCCCGACGTGCCCAGCAAAACCGAATACACCCAGAGAGGGCGCGGAGCATGACGCCAGACGACATTATTGCCGCGGCGCTGGAGTGCATGGGTACCCCGTTTTTGCATCAGGGCCGCGTGCCCGGCGTGGGCATGGACTGCGCCGGCCTGCTGGTGCACTGCTTCAAGCGCCTCGGCCTGCCGCATCAGGATGGGCGCGGCTACCCACGCACGCCATTTGATGGCCAGCTGGAACGCATTCTGGATAGCCAGCCATCACTGCAGCGCATTGCCCTTGCGGATGCCGGCCCCGGTGACTGGCTGATCATGCGCATGTCGCGCGACCCGCAGCACATCGCCCTGCACGCCGGCTTTGAGCGTGGGCACCCCTACATCATTCACAGCACGTCAGAGTCCGGCCGCGTGGTTCGCCATCGGCTTGACGCGCTCAATCGCGCCCGGGTGACCGGCGCGTACAGGATGGTCGCTGCATGAGTACACAGAGCGCGATTGGCGCGATTGTCGGCGGGGCGATTGGCTTTTTCGTCGGTGGTCCGGCCGGCGCAATGTACGGCGCCGCCCTGGGCGCCGGCGTTGGCGCGGTAGTAGGCGGCGTTGGCATCAGCTACGACGGCCCGCGCCTGTCTGACCTGAGCATCCAGACCAGCACCTACGGGGCGGACATTCCGCGCGTATATAGCACCATCGTGGTCAGCGGCAATGTGCTGTGGCTGGAAAACAACAAGCTGCGCGAGCGGGTGCGCAAGGTCAGCAGCGGCGGTAAGGGCGGCGGCAGCAGTGCGACTAAGGAGTACACCTACTTTGCCACGTTTCATCTGGGTCTGTGTGAGGGTCCGGTCGCGGGCATTCGCCGCATCTGGTGCTCAGACAAACTGCTGTACGACGCCGGCAGTGATGATCTGGAAACCATCATTTCCAGCAACGAGGTGGCGCGCAACTGGACGTTCTACAGCGGGTCAGACGACCAGCTGCCGACCGCGCGCTATGAGGCGGACGCGGGCGTAGGCAACGCCACCGGCCACCGCGGTCTTTGCTACATCGAGTTCCGCGACTTTGAGCTGACCGACTACGGCAACACCCTGGAGGGCGCGCAGTTTAGGGTTGAGCTGGTCAAAGCCGCCAGCGTCGAGTCTCCGGCATACATGTATGACCGCGAGTATGACGGCCAGCCCGTCTACGCCGATAGCGCGGTATTCATCACCGCCACTCACGCCACCACTGAGTTCATCGAGATTGGCGGCACTGAGTACTGTCAGGCACGGATGTTCTTCAACACCTACAACCACGACGGGGCGTTGATCAAAGTCGGCAGCCGCACTGCCAGGCTCGTGAGGATTGGCACAACACCCATCGGTGCGTACCAAGCCAGACCCATCAACGGGACCACGAATTTTGCCATTCACGACGCAACCAACGACATCACCGGCGGCGACGTGCCGGAGTTTGCCGGCGAAATTCCCGCACCGACGCCGTGGGACTATGCCATCTGGAGCTATGCCGGCGGCTCGTACTGGTTCCAGACCGTCACCGGTTTCTTGATGGTCCGTGGCTCTGAGCTTGTGCCGGTCACGGTTCCGGGTCTCGTCAACTACGCCTCCATCTTCATCGCTGAGGACGCGGCGACCGGCCGGGTATACATCCGTCACGGCACCAGCATCAGCATTGTTGGCGAGTTGAATCCGGAGACCGGGGCAATACTGTGGTCCGAAGCGCTATTCACCGGGACGGCGGGCGCTCAGGCGTCCCCGTTCGCCTGCTACGGCGGCCGCATGCTGGTGCACGACCTCAATGAGGTCAGGGTCTACGACGTTTCGGGTACGACTGCCGAGCTGGTCGATTCAGCCGCGGCGGCGACCGTGCGCGGGCCGGTGCATGCTTATGCCCCCGGCTTTGGTATCACGGCTGTGGGCGTCTATCAGATCAGCGATCGCTCCAGCTCGGACAACTCACTGCTATCGGACGTCATCGAGCAAGAGGTCGAGCTGTCCGGCCTGCTCACTGCTGCTGATATCGACGTCACCGCGCTCACTCAAGAGGTGAAGGGATACCGCGTAACCGGCGGCTCTGTTCGCGCTGCGCTGGAGCCGCTGGCCGCGGCTTATCAGTTCGACATCGTGCCGTCTGGCTACAAGCTCAAAGCGGTACCGCGCGGCCAGGCCAGCGTGCTGACCGTGCCCTACGCCGACCTTGGCGCTACCGCCAGTGACACGCCCGGCGACGTGTTCAAAATGGCGCGCGAGATGGACAGCCAGCTGCCGGCGAAAACCGTGGTCAAATACCTCGACGCGGCCCGCGAGTACGACATCGGCGAGCAGTCCTCAACGCGCATCAACACCGAGGCCGTCAACGAGGTAGAGAGCGAACTGGCCCTGGTGCTGGGTGCAGATGAGGCAGCAGGCATTGCCGAAGTGCTGCAGTCGCGCGCCTGGCTCGAGCGCACCGACGCATCGTTCACCCTGCCGCCGACGTATCTCGCCCTGGAGCCGTGCGACGTCATCACCGTTGAAACGCCAGAGGCCGACTATGAGGTGCTGGCCAGCGAGCTGGAGTACACGCAGGACGGCCGCATTGAGGTCAAGGCCAAGCCCAATGCAGCGGCGGTCTACACCCCGAATGCATCAGGCGGGGAGGGGAACACACCACCCGGCACCATCGGCGTGGCCGGGCCGTCGCTGTTCGTGCCGCTGGATATTCCTGTAGTTGATGAGACCGTTCAGAACGCGCCGGGCTTTGTCGGAACGCTCACCGGGTATACCGGCGGCTGGCCGGGCGGGGTGGTGTATCGCTCGCCCGACAACGGCCAGACTTGGGTAGACCTGCAGGCGTGGTCCGCCAAATGCACCGTTGGCTCCACGCCGGGCGCGCTGGCTGAGCACGACGGCTACCTGATCGACCAGACCCAGCTAAACGTCATCATGATCAGCGGCGCGCTGGAGAGCATCACCCGCGACCAGCTGCTCGCCGGCTACAACTACGCCGCCTATGGCGTTGATGGCCGGTGGGAGATTGTCCGCTTTCAGAACGCCGACCTGCAGACCGACGGCAGCTACGCCCTGTCCGATTTTGTGCGTGGCGACAAAGGCACCGAATGGGCTACCGGCCTGCACCAGCCGGGCGATTGGTTCATTCTGCTGGGTTACCCGGACAACGCATTCATCGGCATGTCCGCCGAGCTGATCGGGATTGACCGGCTGTATCGCGGCATCACCCAGCGGGCCAGCATCGATACCGGCGACGACGTGCCGTTCACCTACCAGGGCGTCAACCTGGAGCCGCTGAGCCCTGTATATGCCAACGCCACGCGCGACGGCAGCGGCAACCTGACCGCTACGTTCGTGCGTCGCTCGCGCCTGAGCAGCAGCTGGTGGGGCACTGGCGTGGTTGCGCCAGTGGGTGAGGCCACGCAGGCGTTTGAAGTCGACGTACTGGACGGGGCGACCGTAGTTCGCACGATCGATACCGCAACAGAAACATTCAGCTATTCAGCCGCAGACCAGACCACGGACTTCGGCAGCCCGCAATCATCCATCACATTCCGCATCTACCAGCTGAGCGAGACGGTAGGGCGGGGCTATGCCTATGAGGTAACGCTGTGACAACACCCAATCTCAATCTGACCGAGCTGGCTAACCAGCAAAATCAGTACCTCAACGCCAACGCCACGTTCGCGATCATCGACGCACTGCTGCAGACCCCAGTCATCAGCATGACGCTGACCGCCGCGCCCGGCAGCCCGGCAGATGGCGCGCTGTACATCATGGCTGATGCCTGGGCGGGCATTGCCGGCTCCGCTGCTGGCCGCTTGGCGCTGTACCGTACTGGCAGCGGCTGGATCGTCATTACGCCTAAAGAGGGGTGGAAAAAAGAGGTGCTGGCGGACGGACTGACGTACCGCTACGACGGGGCCGATTGGCTGGAATGGATCGCCAGCTCGTCGACCGCATTCGCCGACATCACCGGCAGCCCCGGCGATAACACCGAGCTGGCTGCCGCTCTGGCGACAAAGGCCGACGCAGTGCAGGACAACAGGGATATCCTGCTCGACCGCATTAACTTTAACCGTAATTGGATATATCCGTGGGGTGGGCGTGGAGTTGCAGTTTTTGGAGACTCTATCAGCCACATGGCATTCAGTCGTGAAGCATACCGCAACAACTGGACTAATATTCTCAAGCGCTGCCTAAACGCCGAGTTCAACACGTCCAGTTATGGGTTTGTGTCCCTATTACCAACTCTTGGCAGTGGCTCTACCGCCTCTTACGAGATTCACTCGGTTGTTCGCTCTGGCACATGGTCTGAACTAACAACCAGCTCGGCAGAGTGGAGTATTAGCGGTTTTGCTCTTGAGTCGTCTACTGCAAACGATACGCTCACAGTTACAGTTCCATCATTCCAGAATTATTTCGGGGTGTGGTATCACGAGTTTAGCGGCGGTGGTACGTTTGAGGTTCTGGTTAATGGTGTAGTCAAGATGACCGTCGATACTGACGGCCCTGCAGGCTCGACCCGCACCAGTGGGTTGAACGGCGGGCGGCTTGATATTGAAGATAACGGCCAAGGTTCCTGCATAATAACTCTGCGTGTAGTGTCGGGCACTGTGCGACTGATCGGCATTAGTTACGAAAACGCAGAGTACGATTTCCAACTGTCGAATTTCTCACAGAGCGGTCGCCGTCTGCGATACGTGTCGCAAGAGGTTATTCAAAAAACAGTTCGCGGCAGCACTACGTTTATTCTTGCTCTTGGATATAACGATAACGCAGACGCTGAGTCTGACCCGGCATACTTGGCTGCCGTCCAGCAGAGAATTGACTGGATTATCGATGAGGCCAATACCTACGGCGTCCGCGTCCTTGTCCTCGACTTCCTGTGGCAGCGCGGTATTGACCGCGCTCTGCCGATAGAGCTGAAACGCT